AAAACCTCGCTTTTTGCTCAGGCCCTCGGCACCTACCTGGACAGCATAGCATCGGAGCTCAACAACCAGGCCATCCCCAAACTGATGCGGCTTAATGGGTTTGAAGAACACAACTTCCCAAGCCTTGCCTACGATGACATCGAGACACCAGAATTGGCTGAGCTTACCGGCGCGCTTTCTGGCCTGGTTGGCGCGGGCGTCCTGACACCTGACGACAAACTGGAAGACTTCGTGCGGGACTATGCAAATCTGCCACTGGTGGATTCAATGAGCGCACGGGTGGACCCAGAGGCAGGTGTGCCGCCTGATGATTTCGGACCATATGCGGAACCGGAAACCACAGAAGAGCCATCGGCAGACAGCGCAGAAGATGAGGCGGGCATCGAAACAGCGGCGCCAGATGTGCCGGTTTCGGCTGTGACGCTGAACGGTGCCCAGGTGTCATCGCTGCTTTCAATCATTGAGCAGGTGAGCGGTGGAACGCTGCCACGGGAAACAGCCGTGCAGCTCATCGTCACCAGCTTCAACGTGACAGAGCAAAAGGCCGACGAGCTACTTGGCCCCGTTGGCCGGGGCTTTGTGCCTGGGGCAGTCACGCAGGCGTATGGGGGAAATAAAAATGAAGACCTTTGACATAAGCGCCCCGTGCGGGTTCCACTGGATGCAATACGAGGGCGGCCCCGTTTTGATGGTCGGCGAATATTCCGAGCATGAAGGCGCGGCGGAATCCGTGGCTTTTGAAGTGGTCGAGGAGCACGACCCCGAGCGCATGCCCAAAGCTGAGCCCATCGAGCAGGGCGCAGAGTGGGACAAAATCTATAATGCAATTCTGGAGCGCACAGGAAACAAGCAACTAGCAGCGGCAACGGCCACGGCCCGCGTGGGCAAGGCGGCGCCACCTGCACCCGTTGAAAAAAAGCGGCTTCTCTTCGTCGTGAGTCAGCCCACAAACCTGGACATCATCCGCAAAAAGCATCTATGCGGCGTTGATGGGCGAGTGTTCGACGAACACTATCTGGACCCGCTTGGGCTAGAGCGTGGCCAGGTGGATGTGATCGACATGGGCGAGCTGTCAAGTTTTCAGCACAGCAACCCCCTCGCCGTTATTACGCTCGGCAAGTCTGCCCGCATTGCTCTTGGCGAGGCTTCAGACTTCAGCTTGCCGCACCCGTGGAGCATTCGCAAAAGCGGTGACAAGCGCGGAGAGCTGGCCCGCAAATTTAAGCGGATCCGCAAGCTTTTGGAAACGGCCCATTTGACCCGGCGTGTTGAGCTGAAAAAAGCAGACGATGAAAAGCGCATTGTGTACGGCGTGGTGTTGGACCCCTACGCCAATGGAACAAAACCATACGCTGATGCGCACGGTGATTATGTGAGCCCGGCAGTGATTGAGGAGACGGCCCATAAATGGATGGCGTCAAGCCGGGCCGTGGGCGTTGAGCATAACGGGGGCATTGATGCGCAGGTGGTTGAGTCATGGATTCACCCATACCCCAGTTCTGATGATTACCGGGCAGCCGTCGACGGGAAACCACACAAGGCCAAGCGTACGCCGTTTGGCGATGACTTCGTACATTCTGGTTCGTGGGTTTTGGGCGTGAAGCTGAGCCCGGAGCATTGGGCCAAAGTGAAGAGCGGCGAGCTGAATGCTTTTTCAATCGGCGGATTTGGGACACGCGAGCCGATGAAAGAAAGCAGCTTGCCATCGGTTGAATTTTTAAATGGTTGACCACTTCTCAAAAATCAACGATAATTTCCACGGGTCGAGATTCTGACCCATCAGCCCGAGTCAGGGCACCAATCATCAAAACGAAAGCGGGGCAGCCATGGGCGAGCGCCGGATTACTTCGCTTAAAGACGTTGAAACCCTAGAGGTTTCACTTGTCGAAGCGGGGGCCAATTTAAAAAAACGATTTCCGATTTTGAAATCAAGGGGCAATACAACGATGGATAAAATCCTGGTTGAAGTGCTGAAAGCTGAGGGGCAGAGCGACGCCATGCAGAAGCTTGCAAGCATTCTAAAAGCTGAAATGCCGGACGACGCCAAAGAGGCCGTGATGGCCGCTATGAAACTTCTCGAGGCCTATTCTGACATGATGCCAATCGGCGAAGCCCTGGCGGCTTTGCGGGATGCGTCAGGTGAAAAGGTCGAAGAAAAAGAAGAGGTAAAAATCGAGGCAGCACAAGACGAGTTCGAAGAGGGCAAAGAATCAGAGGGCACAAAGCTTTCCGACGAAGAGCGCCTTCTGAAGTCCGTTGAACTGCCAGCGTCTGCGCGTGCAGCCCTTGAAGCCATTTGGAAGTCCAATCAGGACTTGGTGAAGAAAAGCGAAAAGCTCGAAACTGAGTTAGGCGTGGAAATCGCCAAGCGTGCCCGTCGTGAGTACATCGCAAAAGCAGAGAAAACGCTTTGCAATGTGCCAGGCCATAGCCTCGATCAAATCGTTGATTTGGTAATTGATGCGAAGGCCCGTAACGGCGAGCTTGGTGCTCGTGTTGAAAAGGCCCTTGAAGCTGCAAGCGCAGCATTGCAGGGCGGCCCGCTTCTGGTTGAGGCTGGACGCAGTATCCCGGACATGAACGCGGGCGACCCGTGGGCAAAAATCCAAGCAGTAGCCAAATCAGAGATGGAATCAAGCGGCGGGTCATTGACCATGCCGCAGGCCATCACAAAAGCAATTCAAACAAACCCGGCGCTCTATGCGGAGTATTCCGATCAGCGCTCTAAAAATGGAGGGCGCTAGTCATGGCGTGGGAAAATTCACAGGCAAGAATTACACTAACGGCTGCGGCGGATCTATCGGCGTTGCAATATCGTTTTGTTATTGTCGATGGCGACGGTAAAGCGGCAATTTGTGGTGACAACGGCAACGCGATCGGTGTTTTGCAAAACGCGCCTGCGAGTGGCGAGGCTGCGACCATTGCCATTTCTGGGGTTACTAAAATCTACATTGGGACCACATCCACGCTGGATTCGGGATCGATTCTTTCGAGCGAGGCGAACGGCGCTGGCAAGATTCAAGCTTCCAGCGCGTATCGTTTGGGAATTTGTCTGGAAGACTCAACCGCCGCTGGAGATATCATCTCGATTGTGTTCACTGGCGCCAACGGCAGCACGGTATAAGGGGAATTAGAAAATGCCACTCACTACTTCAGAAGTCCATGTGGATCAGGCTTTAGGCAATGTATCCATTGCCTATGCACAAGAAACTGATAAATTTGTAGCCGCTCAAATTTTTAAGAGCATCAATTCAAATTTTCTTTCAAACAAATACCATGTGTTCGACAAGGCACAATGGCTGAGAAGTCAGGCAGATTTGCGCGGCACAGGGTCACCGACTAAGGGCGCAAACTTCACCATGAGTACCGGCACGTTTACGTGTGAGCAGTACGGCGTGCACATGGACTTAGATGATTACATCGTTAGCAATGCCGACGAGGGCGTTGATATCCTCGCGAGCGCAACCCGCTACATCACTGAGCAGCTTCTGTTGAAGCGTGATCAGGTTTTTGCAGCAGCGGCGTTTACAACTGGCGTGTGGACTGGCTCCACAAGTGGCAGCGATATCACACCTAGCACACTTTGGAGCGCGTCAGGCGGTACGCCGATCAAAGATATTCAAGCGCAGCAGGATGCGGTCGAGTCAAAAACTGGACGGCGCCCCAACACCTTGCTACTCGGAAAAGACGTTTACACGGCCCTCCGTGATTCAGACGATCTCCTCGACAGGGTGAAATATACCGAGCGCGGAGTTTTGACCACTGACTTGATGGCTTCTTTGTTTGACGTTGATCGCGTGATTGTCGCGGGCAGCATCAGCAACACAGCGCTGGAAGGTGCAACCGCTGTTTATGCGCCAGTGTTTGACGCTGACGATGCGCTGCTTTGCTACGTGCCAGACGCCCCGGGACTTCTCACACCTGCGGCGGGATACATGTTCAGCTTTACGGGCGTGGCTGGTGCAGACCAGTACGAAGGCCTGCGCACCCTGCGTTACCGCATGGATGCCAACCATAGCGAAAGAATTGAAACCCTTTCAGCGTTTGCCTTCAAGGTAACCGGCGCTGACCTGGGCGTGTTCTTTGATGAGGCCGTGGGCTGATAATGATTTTTCCGACGCGGGACATCACAACGAA